CATAGCCATTTGCTATTGACCAGTTAACGCCCTTAGTCCAGTTAGCATCAGTTGCAAACGAACCGTTAGTAATTAATTCTGCGCCTGTCGTAGTTCCAAGAGGCCACTCAAATAATCTGCCATCGTCCTGATGTAATGCTATTAAATTTTGCCCAAAATTATCTAACTGCCAAGTGCTTGCCTCTTGCGGAATACTGTCACTATTTACTGGTCTAGGATTACCGTAATAATCTTGGCCATAATATTGAAAACCGTAGCCAGTGTTTACAGCCGCACTTTCTCTACCGCCTGCCAAATCATCTGGCGTAATATCATAGCCAACGCCTGCACCTGTCATTACAACAAGTTCATCAAAGCTACCGCCTGCAAGCCAAGCCGTACCATTATTATCTTGCCAAGCGTGCATACCTCTAACTGGGTTTTTGGTAAAACCGTTTTTTCTAGCTTCCCAACCGCCAACAGGACGCATAGAGCCATCTAGCCACCTAACTAAACTACCGTCACGCCAACGATTAGACCCTTCGTAATCTGTACCGTTTCGGTAAAAGCCTGCTGGTAATTTTAAGGGTACTAATGGCATTTATGTTTCCTAATTTCCTACAGAAAGCACTATAATTCCACCTGTTCCATTACTTCCAAATGTATACAATCCAAGAGTTGTTGCTGATGAAAGTGTGAATGGACCTGCTACATGGGTAAAGTTTCCTGCCGATGCTACAACGTCATTAGCATTACCGCCTTTAAATACTCTCCAACTAGCATTAGGAGGGTCAGCATGAAAGGCCAAGTAAGTTCCTGCAGGAACAGTATTAGATAAATTCATAACACCGCCAGAACTACTTACAGTTGCCGTTCCAAGTCCTGTAATGTGTCCATAAGTATCTAGCGTTATGTCTTGTATAAATGTGTTGCCACTATTGTTAGAACTTGACGCGCTACTTGTGTCATCGTGATTGACAGTAACTGTTGTATTGCCTGCTTGGTTTGTTGTAAAAGAACCACCGCCTGCCAATGCACTTCCTGCCGTAATCGTAATTGTGCCATTTCCTGCACTGCCTGCCTGCGCTTGAATAAATGTATTTATGTCATTTAACGTAACTTGCTTCATTACACCATTGTCGTTGTAAACAATAGCATCAGTGCCAGTTACGGTTGTAGACGTTGCGGTTGTGTCACCATCTAGCATATTAAGTTCATTTGCCGTAGCGGTTACGTCTGTGCCATTTATTTTAAGTGTGCTTAAATCAGGGGCTACAGTACCGCTTGCACCATTTACACCATCTACAATAGTATCTAGCGCAGTGTTAAGCGTTTCGCCCCAAGTATCCTGACTACCGCCAACCGTTGGTTTTGTAATACTAATAGCCATATTAATCTCCTATTTTTTCCAACATATCATGTTAAGCCGCATCCGTCCATATTTCGCTAGGCGTGTCTGTTGTTTCTGTCCATGTTTCTACTGGTATGTTTATTTCGGTATATACTTCATCAGGTACGCTTATTTCCTCGAACCTAAATCTTGCTTTGCCAACATCTACCGCACTACTTAAAACATTAGTGCCAACAAGCATATGCGTTATTGTTATAGCCGCACTGCCAACGTCAACATTTCCAGTAATTACATCGTTTCCAACAATAACAAAATCTTGGGTAAATGTTGGAACTTCAACAGTTGGATTTTGCGTATTAACAGCATTGCCTGCTAGGTTATAAGTAATTGTAGTTGTGGCATTGGCTATAGAAACTGCGCCAGTATCTACTGTCGTGCCTGTTAGTTGATAATCATGCGTAAATTGTGCCGTTGCTATATCTACTGCGCCAGTATTTATAGCGGCAGGAGTAAAATTTATGCCGTAAAGTAATGCGGCAGGGGGAATAGATACTGCGCCAGATATAACGTCTGGTGGAGCAAAGTTTTCTATCTCCACCATAACAGCATTTGGTACTGTGGGTGCATTTGCCGTATAAACAGGGGTTAGGCTGTATTTAACTAAACCTACGTCAGCTAATGCTGCGCCTGCTATGGGAGCAAAGCCTAGCATTAGTTAAGTGCAATCTCCGCTAAGTGTGCAGCATAGGCTGTCTTGATTGCGTCTGTATGAAACTGTGTGGCTAGTGCTTTTACATCATCACTTTCACCTGATACGTCTGAATTTGGTGATACCACATGACGATGAAATGATCTACTAATTTCCACACCATCTTTCTTGATAATGGTAGCTGTTCGCACTTGGATGTGCTTGTAATCACCGACTATCTCTATTTTGTCTTGTACTATTTCTTCTGTTAGTGCCATTGTTTAAATCCTACTCTGCTGTAAAATATGTCATGCTTCCTATTATATATCTACTGGCTCCTGTGCCAGCCGCAGAACAAGCTTCCCACCCCCAGTTACCTCCATTATTACTGCTCAAAAATCCAAATTCGTTTGCAGTATAATGTCTCATAGACACAAAACCAGGTCTTGCCCAAGAAATATAATAAAAGGCGTTGGCAGGGCCAGCAGTTGACTGCTTATTTGGATCTCCATTAAATGGAAACCCTTTTATAGCAAGTGTGCTTGATTGCCCTGTACTGTTAAATTGAAATGGCCCAATGTAAAAAGAGGCAACTACAACACTTCCTATCTTTGTATAACTTCCACCAAAAGTGCCAGCCGTAACTGTTGGTTGTGTTAGACCAGTAATAGCCCCAACTGTAGGTGTCCAAGTTCCCTCTTCGTAATCCTCTAACTTATTAGCCGCAGTAGTGCCGCCAAGGTAAATACCGCCACCAAGGTATAGGCTTTTAAATTTATTGCCAGAAGCACCTATGTCTATGTTTCCATCATCTGCTGCACTGTTTTTTCTTGGCTGAATACTATTGCCAGATGTAAATAACAAACCTGATGAATTTGCTCCTGTGCCTTGGATGTAAAGTTCACCACCATAAGGAGATCCAACAGCCCCCACAGATGCGCCATCTTTTTGCATATCTATAATATTACCAAATGAAGCAACATTTAGGCCAGTTTTGAGGTTTTTAGCTGTGTCTCGTGCGTTGCTCATGTGTTTATCCTAACCAATTAAAAAACCACTAAAAATAGAATTTGATGCAGTAGAACTTCCAAAAGTTTGTAAAGATGTATTACATTCTGAAATCACCCTGACGTAATCGTTTGCTTGTAGAGAAATGGCACACTGATTATTAATAGATTTATAAAGAGAACTACCACTAGGCCAACCATTCCAGTTTTGTCCTATATATCCAGACCCATTCTTTTGAAAAGCGACATTCCAATATTGGATATGTACATTTGTATATGCAGCAGCAAGTGTTACATTGAACTGATATACTCCTGCCACTGGAGCCGTAAACGTACCACTACTAAAATGATTTCCAGTATTATGTACAGTAACCCAACTACTTCCAGTTGAGTGATTGTAATATCCAGAGGCTCTAGTATCGTGGGCGCTTATCCCTGCGTGAAAGCTGGGCTGATTAGGCATTGTAACATAGCCATCTGCATTTATTGTCATGCGTGGGTCACCAATAGCAACACCACCACCAGCAGTACCAAATTCCATTTTAAGACCACCGCCAGTTCCTTGTGATCTACCCCTTATATAACCTCTAGTGCCACTAGCGTTTGTATCAGCATCATCACCAGATAAAATAATTTGACCATAAAGATCATCATTAGCAATAGTGGTGTCTGTTCTATGTAAAGTAACCTGTGAACCTGACGCATTATTGATTGCCAAGTTACCTGTCATAGTATCGCCAGTTGTGTTGACGTATCTCGTATCGGATGTGCTTTTCGTGTAAGCGTCTGCACTTTCAAACGTTACAAAAGCAGTGATAGTAACTTCATCCCCTGCCGCCGCGCCAGAGCCAAGCGTTACCGTAGTTGTGCTTGCGGTATAGTCGCTTTCTTCTAATCTTAGCCCATTCATATGAACCATAATATCTGACGGTGTGCAGGCAAGCGTATTGCCATTCGCATCAGCGCCAGTAAAAGCTGTCTGATTAGCCGTGGCTGTATATGTAAAAATGTTAGCGGATTGTCTGCTAACTACCTTAGTTGGGCTACTACCGATATAAGCCATTTTAGTTCCTACTCTGGGGGTGTGGCCTCTGCATTTGCTTCGGCGGCTGTTTGCACAACATTTAGATCAAACGCTTGCGTAACTTGTGCATCTTCACCTGTTGCAATAGCCACACTGTTTGCGTTGCAGTGAGCCACAAGCGCCGCAATAATTTCATCTTTGGCTATTCTAGCTCTGTTAGTCAAAGCATTGTCAGCCCAATCTTGTGGAACTGCCGCCGCATATTCCAAACACTTTAGTTCTGTGTCGGTTAAACTTACTGTAATATCTGGCATTTTAATCTCCTATGATGGTTTAGTAGGCCAAGTAACATCATCGAGGCTAGTCGCGCTTTTGGTTATATCACGCAATTCTTGACGATAGGTTTTCCAAGCGTCCGACATGGTAACGTCAGAGTTACCCATCCAATCGGTTTCAGCCAATCGCCTGTTACGCTCTTCACGCAGTAAGCGCATGGGTTCTGCATTGACTAGCTCAGTTTTCTTAGCTGATACCGCCGACCAAGTTGTACCAAAGTCGTTAGGGTCATTGCTTTCGATTGCAGAGCCGTTGCTGTCTGCGCCTGTGACTTTACGAAACATTTCGTTAAACTCTGCTTCAGAAGTTGGCTCTCCACGCAACACCCATTCGGTTACGCCTAATTCTGTTAATGCTGTTGCTATATCTGTCACTTTAAACTCCTACTAAAAACCCTTGAAAATAAGATTGGGTAGTACCACCACTAATTGTATTCGCAGTTCCTACGTTAAAAGCATAGATTTCAAGGTAATCTGAAGAACCGTTCATATAAACCAGTACAGAACTTTCTACTTGGTAATCATCTAATGCTTGGCTTCCATGATAAAGATATGCACTATTTTTATAGTTTGAACCATTTTTATAAAACCTAGATAAAGCAGCAGTGCTTGCTCCATCCATCCAAGCAAGAGCCGCATTGATTTGATAATACCCACCTATTGTTGGCTGAAACTTACTATTGCTGTGGTCATATTGGCTAGCTGTATCATATTCTTCTGTATTAAAAGTTACCTTTGTCCATGTGCTTGCGCTAATAGATTGAGTACCAGACATATATGCGCTAAAAGCTACAGCCTTAGGTAAAACAAAACCGTTACTGTCTATGGTTAACCCACTAGTACCGCCAGTGTTCTGTATCGTATCAACTTTTAAGATAGAACTCATTGGGCTACCTCTTCAACGATTATTGTGGAGTAATAAGCGTCTGATTGATTAAATCTAACGGCTGTAGTTCCTGACCCATATTTAGCCATCTGTA